ATACTACAAAAAAGTCAAGAAGAGCTTACTAAACAAGATGAGTTAAATTTAAAGGATTTAACCCAAAGAATTATTGAATCAAGAACAGCCATTGATGAATTTCAGAAAGAAGTAACTAGACTTCGTAAAAGAGGTGTTGTTCTTACTCCTCCAGATGAAGATGATACTGGAGCTGAATTAAGAAGATTTAAGCAGAAACTAATAGACCTATCTAGACTACAATTACAATTCGATAAGGCAGCAGCTATAGAAAAGGCTGTAAATGCACAACAACAATTAGATATTGATGAAGATTTTGCTAGAAAAGAAGCTGACAGAAGGGTAGCTGTCTTTAAGGAGAGAGAATCCAAGAGATTGGAGGAATTTAAGGAACAAGTAAAGGATAGAAAAGATGCTAACGAGCTTATAGCTGATGCGGAAAGAGAATTCCAAGAATCTATAATAGATGCAGAGACTAAACATAAAAATGTTTTATTATCTATAGAAAACGCATTTATAGAAAAGAGAATATCTCTCAAAGATAAAGAAGGTCGAGCTATTAATAAGATAAATAGATCTATTGAAAATACAGAGATAGATAGGCTTAAATTCTCTTTAGATGCTAATCAAACTTATTATGATTCTAAAATAGCACAAGTAGAAAACGATATAGGATCAACACAAAGTCTTATAGATAATGCTGAAAAATTAGGTTTTTCTGAATTACAATTAAATCAACTACGACAAGACATATTTAATTTAGATAATCAAAGATCAGATTTATCTCTACAAAAAGAAATAGATTTCATAAATGAAAAGACTAGAATAAATTTAGAATATGTAGGTTTTGCTCAAGGCATATCACAATTACTTGGAACTATTGCAGGGGAAAATGAAGCTATGCAAAAAGCTGCCTTATTAGTAGAAAAGGGAGCTGCTATAGCTAATGTAGTTATTAAAACACAAGCCTCTAATTTAGCTACAAGAGTACAATCAGCAGCAGTAGCACCTCCACCTGCTAATGCACCTTTTATTGCTTTAGGTGAAGCTCAAGTAATGAGAAATAACATAGGAGCTGGAATAGCTATAGCTAATATATTAGCAACTACCATATCCTCATTTAAGAAGCCTTCTGCAGGTGGAGTAGGAGGCGGAGCTGGAGCTAATGTACAAGTAGAAGCTCCTGACTTTAATGTTGTAGGGGCGTCTCCAGAATCACAGTTAGTAGGATCAATACTGCCAATACTATCGAAACCTATGAAAGCATTTGTGGTTGAGTCTGAAATAACAGATGCACAAAATAATGTTAAAAATTATAAAAATGCTGCTTCAACATAAATTAAGACAAGATACACCATATAAATTACTTTAATATGAGAGTTATAGAATTACTAATAGACGAAGATGAATTGCTTTCTGGAATAGAAGCTATCTCGATTGTAGATCGCCCAGCAATTCAAGAGAATTTTATCGCTTTAAGTGAGCAGAATAAAATAGAACTTGCTGAAATAGATAAAGAGAAACGAATCCTTATGGGAGCTGCTTTAATCCCTAATAAGAATATCTATAGACAAGACGGTGAGGATGAATATTACATCTACTTCTCTGAAGATACAGTAAGGAGAGCTTCTGAATTATTTCTTATGAGGGGTAATCAAAATAAATCTACTTTAGAACACGAAGCAGAACTTCACGGTTTATCTGTAGTTGAGTCTTGGATTATAGAAGATGAAAAACACGATAAGTCTAGAAAGTATGATATGGAGCTTCCTGTAGGCACTTGGATGGTTTCAATGAAGGTAAATAATGATGAGGTTTGGAATAACTATGTTAAGACTGGACTGGTTAAAGGCTTCTCGATTGAGGGATACTTTACTGATAAGGTTAATATGGCACAAGTCGAAGAGGTTAGCGAGAGCGAAGCGAATGAAATACTTTTAGAACTTAAAGACTACCTCAACAGTAAGATGTATAAACTAGCTACTTATAACGACTATCCTGATGGTGTTGTAAGCAACGCTAAAAGAGTATTAGAATATGTAGATAAAAATGGATGGGGATCTTGTGGGACTGCCGTAGGGAAACGTAGAGCGTCCCAGTTAGCCTCTAAATCCAATCTAACGGTATCCACGATTAAGAGGATGTATAGCTTCCTAGCTCGTCACGAAAAGGATCTAGAAGCCTCTAAAAGCTATTCTGATGGGTGTGGTAAATTGATGTACGATGCTTGGGGAGGAAAAGCAGGATTTAGATGGGCAAAGTCTAAACTGAAAGAGATAGGGGAAATAGAAATGGCTGAAGTAGGAGAACGAGGTGGAGTAAAATCATCACCTAAAGCTCCTGCATCAGATACTCCTAATAAGTCTCCAAAAGGTAAAGGAACTGCTAAAGGAAATGCAAAGGGTAAAACAGGGGCTAAAGTTTCTGCTAAAGACAAGGCTTCGTTGCAAAAAAAAGCTAATGAGTTCAATGAGAAGTATAAAGACAAGCTAGGATATGGTGTAACTGTAGGAGTTTTGTCAAGTGTGTTTCAAAGAGGATTAGGAGCTTTCAATACTGGTCATTCTCCAAAGGTTAAATCAGCTTCTCAATGGGCTCACGCTAGGGTAAATGCTTATATGTATTTAGTAAAGAATGGTAGACCACAAAATCCAAAATATACAACTGATTACGATTTACTACCAAAGAAACACCCAAAGAGTAAGAAATGAGAAGAAGAAAGAACGCTACATTATCTAGAACATCTCCAAAGGGAGGTAAAAGAGGGTGTTTATGTCCAGATGGAAAAACATACTCTTCTAAATGTTGTGATGGGACTTTAGAAGCTCAAGGTATTGGAAATATAACTAAATCAACCACAACCTATTACTACAATATACAGTTATGTGGGCATAGTCAACACAAGGAAGTTTATATAGAAGATGTAGAACTTACTATAGGTGATGTTTACTATTTCAATTTTGCTTATAATGGTCATAGCGGATGCTATACTGTTATTGCTGCAAAAACATCAGCAGAACATAAAATAAATTCTGTTACATCTTACAATGATTGTGATGCTTGTACCGCAGCAAACTAAAAATCTAACACTTAATTTACAACCAATTACTTTTATAAACCTTAATAATTATTATGAGTGCGACAACTATTTTAAATGAGATTCTCCAAAAGTTGTCTAAACTATCAGATGAGCAGCCAACTCCACAAGAGCTTTCAGAAACGGAAGTTCAAGAAGAGGCTGTAGAAGCTGTAAGTGAGACAACAGAGGAAGTTACAGAGGAAACTACTACCGAGTTGTCTGAAGAAGTCGCTACCGAAGAAGCTCCTGAAGTTTCAGAAGTAGAAGCATCCGAAGATGAATTGGAGGCAGAAGAAGAAACACAACTTGAAAAAGGATATGTTTCGGAGGAAAAGTATATGGCAGATATGGGGGCTATGAAGGCTGAAATTGAAGCTATCAAGAAAATGATTGACGAAGAAATGGGTTATATGAAGAAAGAGAAAGAAGCTCTATCAGAGCAAGTAAAAGAACTTTCTAAAGAACCTGCTGCTGAAGCAATCAAACATAACCCAGAAGAAGCAAACTCTAGAAGATTTGACTTTCAGTATGGACAAAACAAACCCATTAACACTTTTGATCGTGTGATGGCTAGAATAAGTAAAAATAAATAAACGTCTAAATTAAATAAAAATGGCTACTACTACTTCAATTACTACAACCTATGCTGGTGAGTTTGCAGGTCAATATATTGCTGCTGCCTTGCTAGAGGGTGCTACCATTTCTAATGGTGGTATTACAGTAAAACCTAATGTAAAGTTAAAGGAAGTAATCAAGAAAGTATCTTCTGACGATATCGTTAAGGATGCAACTTGTGATTTCTCTGCTACTTCTACATTAACTCTTACTGAAAGAATTCTTCAACCAGAAGAACAACAAGTGAATCTACAGCTTTGTAAGAAAGATTTCGTATCTGACTGGGAAGCTGTACAAATGGGATACTCTGCATTTAGCGATCTACCTCCTGCATTTAGCGATTTCTTAATCGGTCACGTTGCAGCTAAAGTTGCTCAAAGAACAGAGAATTCAATCTGGACAGGAGATACTTCTACAAACGGACAATTTAACGGTCTTACGACTCAAATTGCTTTAGATGCTGATTTACCTGCTGCACAAGAAATTGCTGCTGGTGCGGTAACATCTTCAAATGTTATCACTAAATTAGGATCTATCGTTGATGCGATTCCTTCTGCAATTTACGGAAGTGAAGATCTATTTATCTATGTATCTCAAAATATTGCTAGAGCTTATGTAAGAGCTTTAGGTGGATTTGGTGCTTCTGGATTAGGTGCTGCTGGTACAAACAATCAAGGTACTCAATGGTGGAATAACGGATCACTTTCTTTTGATGGTGTGAAGCTATTTGTTGCTAATGGTCTTGCTGATAACACAGCCGTAGCTGCTGAAAAATCTAACTTATTCTTTGGTACAGGTCTACTTTCTGACCACAACGAAGTAAAAGTTATTGATATGGCTGATCTTGATGGTTCTCAAAATGTGAGAGTCGTAATGAGATTTACAGCAGGTGTACAATATGGAATTGTTTCTGACATCGTAACATACGGTATCACTAACTCTGCTAACTAATAACTGATTAACTAACTTAAAGGGTAGGTGAGCCTAGAGCCTACCTGCCCTTTTTTAATACTTATAATTATGGCTTGTGATTTAACTGGAGGAAGAGCGAAACCTTGTAAGGATGCTGTTGGTGGTATTAGAAAAATTCATTTTGTTGACTTTGCAGATTTAGGGGATATTACCCTTACTGATGACGAAGTAACAGATATGGATGGAACTTTTGACTACCACACATACGATGTAAAAGGCAACTCTTCTTTAGAAACTAATATTCAGACTTCTTTAGAGAATGGTACAACATTCTTTGAGTCTGTAGTGAATTTAACTCTACATAAACTAACAAAAGAGGATAACAAAGAGCTAAAGTTGATGGCTTTTGGTAGACCTCACGTTTTCGTAGAGACTTTTGATGGTAGCTTACTTTTGGTAGGTAGAGAACATGGTGCTGAAGTTACTGGAGGTACAATGGTAACAGGAACTGCGATGGGAGACCTTCAAGGTTACACTTTGACTCTTACTGCAAATGAGGTAACACCTCCTAATTTCGTTTCTGGAGCTACTGCTGCTGATCCATTCGCTGGAATGAGTAGTGCAACTGATTCTCCTTCAACTAAACGAACTCCCTAATCAAATAGGGTAGTATAATTAAGGGGCTTTATGCCCCTTTTTTTGTATCTTGTAAAAACAAAACGACTGTCGTTTAGTTATTTTGTATATGAATATATTACCAACAACAGGGAGTCAAGTTCTTAAAATAATTCCTCGTAAAGATGCGAGTGATCCAGTTATTAAATTAACTAATAAGGACACTAACAAAACAGTTACAGTTACTCCAACAAAAACTGACGAGGGACAATATATGGTTCTCACAGGAACATTTACATTAACTGTGGATACGTTATATAGATATAGCGTAGAAGTATCCGCTTCTGATGATGAGGAGATTTATAGAGGATTGATATTCGCTACAAATCAGTCTAATCTAGAGAAGTATTTTGTTAATAAGGATGTATATACAGAAGAGGACAGTTACGATAATGAATTTATTATACTATAATGGGAAAGAGAATACCAAAAAGACAACCTCAACCGCTACCAAAGCCTAAAGACGGCATTCACGTTGTTAGCTTATCTAGCTATACAGCTCCAGAAGTTGTTGAATCTAAAAAAAATGATTGGGTAGGATACGGTGATGACAATATGTACTTTCAGTATCTTATAGATAGATATAATGGGTCTCCAACAAATAATGCTGCTGTAAACGGAATATCAGAAATGATATATGGGAAAGGGCTAGAAGCTACCGATTCAGAAAGCAAACCTACAGAGTATGAAAAGATGAAAAGTCTATTCAATAAAGACTGTATGAAAAAGGTTTGTTACGACTATAAAATGATGGGTCAAGCAGCAATCCAAATAATCTATTCTAAAGACCATTCAGAGATCGTAGAAGCCTCACATATACCTGTGGAGACGTTAAGGGCGGAGAAGGCTTTAAATGGCGAAATAAAGGCATATTATTATGCTCCTGATTGGAGTGAGGTAAAAGCTAATGATAAACCAAAGAGAATATCGGCTTTTGGGATGAGTAAAGATGGTATTGAAATACTATATATCAGACCCTATAGAGCAGGATATTATTATTACTCCCCAGTTGATTATCAGGGAGGATTACAATATGCTGAATTAGAAGAAGAAATAGCTAACTACCATATAAGTAATATACAGAATGGTTTACAGCCAAGTATGTTGATTAACTTCAATAACGGTACTCCAGATAAGGAGCAACGTGATATGATTGAAAGAGCAATCTATGAGAAGTTTAGTGGGAGTAGTAATGCTGGTAAGTTTATTCTTGCATTTAATGATAGTAAAGAATTAGCTGCAACTGTAGATCCTATTATTCTGAATGATGCCCATCAGCAGTATCAGTTCTTATCTGATGAATCCATGAAGAAAGTAATGGTATCCCATAGAATTGTTTCTCCGATGTTAGTTGGTATAAAAGACAATAGTGGTCTAGGAAATAATGCAGAAGAGCTCCAAACAGCTTCTCTTTTGATGGATAATACCGTTATTAGACCGATGCAAGTTACAATATTAGATGAGCTAGAAAAGGTACTAGAATTTAATGGTATCAATCTAGATATCTATTTCAAAACATTACAACCTCTAGAATTTACTGATTTAACAAACGCTATTAGCGAGTCTGAAATAGAGAAAGAGACTGGAGTAAAAAGAGATGTTGAAGAG